TATGCCGTAAAAGTAAAAATTGTTGTTTTCTGTAAAATACGGTGCAAGAGACGCGTCAACGTCCAAAGGCTCAGCTGTGACGGCAGCTGTAACCTTTGGCACAAATAGATCGAATAAACCCATGTCCTAATTCTGACAGGCTTATACGATCAACCAACCATGATGTCAAGATCATTGTCTGGGCGTGTCGCAAAGTGTGTAACAAGGGCGACGGCGACTGCCCCGCAAACTATTGCGTTACTGGCTCGTCTGCCAATGACCCAACCGCCGTCACCACGGCGCAATTGTACCGCAGCTAGTATTTCCTCGGTCAGCTGTGATTGCCCACGGTGTTTGAGTCTGCCGCTGTTGATCGCAGACAACATTTCGTCGCAGCTCTGCGGATAAGCACCGTCCATGTCGAACACTGGTATGCCAGCAGGTGCAAGACGTGATGCAACCGCACCCGCAGACTTCCTGCTATAAAGCACGTACTCAATTGGGTACTTGCGAGCATAATCTGCTAACTCGTTGGCAATTTCCCGATCATCTAGCTGCAAGTCATTTGACCAACTGTGCAGCAGCTTCACGACAAACTTTTCATTTTCGAGCTTCTGCGCCCCAACAAGACTTGCGTGTTTTCTGTCTGGTGAAAGATCAATTGCCAGCCACGTCAATTTCTCAGGGTCAAGATCGACCGTCTTGTCAAGGCATTTGTTCCATGCAGCTGCATCAACAATGTTTTGGATTGCGACCACCCACCTGCACAATACCTCGGACATAACAACGTTTGGCGGGTCATTAAGTACTGACCTAATGTTGTCCTCATGGATAGTCACACCCATTGCTGGGTTCGCATGGCGTGCGTTTTCCAACGTGATCTCATCTGTCGGCGACGACCACTCAAAGTAGCCAATGTCATCTTTGACCCCGCCAATGCTTGCGAGCGCGCGATCTCTAAAGCTGTTAAGTACAACGGACGTGTTATCACCTGCGTTTGTGTACCCCATAAGCATTGGGTTTGGCGCGGCCATAAGGGTGTAACGCAATGAAGCGAACGAGTCCATGTTGTTCATACGCAACAACTCGTCAAGGTGGATTGTCGACGGTCGGCTGATACCACGCGCAGCTGAGCCACCAGCACGCACCATAAACCGTGTGCCCTTGATTGTCTCGATTTCCTCTGCCCCATGATTGAGGCGTACCTTTTTGACCAGTTTTGACAAAGAGGCGTTTGCCTCAATTGTCCACATCATCTGGCGAAACTGCTCTAATGAGGTGTTGAGCGTGTGAGCCTGCCCGATCTGCAACGGCTCGTCCCACAAAAACAACCCGCCAAGAATTCTGATCTGCTGCAAAAAGGATTTGCCGTTTTGACGAGCCACGACAATGCAATTGACAGGTGACGCCCAGCGACCGTCAGGCTTGACTTTGTGCGTGTGGATTAGGGCAAACTTCTGCCACTCCATAAGTTCGACGCCCAAACTAGCTGCGAGATCGATCAATTCACCCCCGCGTGAGGGTAAATCGTTAAGCGGCGTGTGAATTCTTGGGGTTTGTACGCCTAATAGCGGCATTTGTAGGTCTGTGTCCCTACCCATTTCCTGTTCGAGCCGATTGCGACCGTCTGTGCCCCCTTCTAAGGCTTCTGAAGGCTTCTCAGTCGTTTTCATGCGACTTCGAGTCGTTTTTGGTATAAAAAGGAACAGGAAGGGTCAGGGGTGTTTTGCCCGTGCTAAAAAAACGGCCACCCTTTGCAGAATTGCAGCTTGTGCATAATGTTTGCAAGTTCCAGTCCTCATCACCACCGCCCATAAGTCTCGGCACAATGTGATCAACACTGTTTGCTTCCTCAACCCCACACATCTGACATACATAACCGTCTCGTTGCAAGATGCGCTGTCTAATCTTTCGCCACTTGGTTGTGCTTCCATTTCCTTGCAATGCACTGCTCATCAGTACCAATTCCTTTGCTGGTGAAATGCCCATGCTTTGCATGGCGTTTGATAACGGTTTGTAATGTACTTGATTGTGGCATCTATTTGCCTGAACGGGTCAAGGTCACGGTAGTGCTTCGATCTCATCTGTCCTAGTCCATAGTGTGAGCCATTACGAGCTGTGTATGACCAGCGACTTTCTTTGGTAATAATCTTATTGAAACATTGGAACTCTTTGTAATCCAGCAAACGACTGTGAGAGTAGAGCTTTAAGTGATCTATTGAATAGTTAGCTGCATTTGCTTCTAGTGTTGTCGTTATTGAAAGCAATGCCGCAATGGCATAGACCTTGCCCATTAGCCGATTGCGCCCTTGCGAGCTATCCGCCACAGCGGCTCGCTTCAAGCGAAACCAGCGTACCAACACTGTCAAGTTTAACAGCTTATTGAGCGTGCTCTTGGGCGTTGCGCACAGCCTGTGGATAACCTCTGTGGATAACTTTATCATTGATGTCCCCAGCCTTTCCCCTTAAATGTAATGCCAAAGGTTGAGTAGGTACGGCTCATGTTTTGCCCACAACACAATGGCTGGCTTTCCTCATGTATGGACTTCTCAACCTCAATGCTTATTTGGCAAACACTGCACTTAAACTCATAAGTCGGCATCTGTGCCACCGATCTGAGCAACACCCATGACCTCACACTTAGTGCATTGAATAACCTCAACACCATGTGGCAGGTTGTCAGTGATCTTATGTACTAGCTGCCTCGTTACCTTTTTGCAAATGCGGCACTCAAATTGCACTTGTTCCATAGTTGGATTTCCTCAAATTCTCAATAGGTTGCAGGTTAATTTGTGTGACCCACCATGTCGGCTGTTTTGTGTGTCGGTATCGTGGCTTCTGCGCCATTGTGACTGGTATCCAGCCTGCTATGTAATAGTTGGGTGCTTCTCCTGTGACCAGCACTGCAATGTCTGTCGGTCTGTCGTACTCATAGACGATCAGTTGACCCAGCTCATACTTTGTCCAGCGCACCTCAATACCTGTGCCCACATCAGCCTTGCGTTTGCCTTTGTCCTCAAATGGGTCAAACGGTAGACCAAAGTATTTGGCTACTGCCCACTCACTGCCAATTGACTCAGCAAGCTCTGCTAGATAGATCATGAAAGACGAGTTGTTGTAGCTGCGCGGTAGGTCTAGGAGCTGCCCTTTGTCGCTGGTGATTTTGACTGCTGCAACCATGCACACACACATTTCATTTGTTGTCAGTTTGATTTTCACCGACAACCACCACAAAACCAAATGATTTTCTCATGCTTGTCATAGCCTTTTTGGTAGCCAAACGCGTCTAGTTTCGTTATCTGTGAGCATTTGTCACATTGCTCTACTTTGTATTCTGCAACGATTTCACCATTGCAAAGCAGCTTACAGGTCATTGTTTTGAGGTCGATCATTTCCATGTAATCGCTCATGGCAAACGCACAACCCACTGCCCTGTGCTGCCTAGCTGATACCAGACTGGCTCACACTGATTTGCTTTGGCTTTCTCAGTGCAGAAATAACCGCCCCATGCCTTGCCAGTTTTGGCAGACTCGCCTGTTTTCCAAACGCGTGTGCCATGTTCGCAGCGTGGCTTTTCCTCGACCAGTTGACCGCCTAATTGGTTTGCGATCTCGTCAATTGATGAACCCAGTGACGGTATGCCAGATTGCTCAGCTTCTCCTGCTGTGGCGTAACTAGGCACGTCGCCGTGCTTTGTTGTCCAATAGTCATAGTCTGCCTTCACGTCGGCTATTGCGACCTTTGTTGACAGCTTCTCAACCTGTTCCATTGTTTCGCGAGTAGCCTTTTCTGTCCCGCCCATGACCAATGCCATGACGCGCATCAAAGCTGAGGTCGTAGTGTCCTCGACAAACCAACGTTTCATGTTCGGGTTATAAGCTGCGACAAAGCCGTACGCGTAATCAATGCCTGCTGGCTCGATCTCGTTTTGATTGCGCCAAGCCTTCGCCTGTACGAGTATGTAGCCTTTCTCAGCATTAAACTCAACAATGTGTGCTTGCAAGCGACCTTCTGGGTAAGTTGCTATCCAGCGATCCGTGCGCTCTTTGTTTCCTTCGTAGTTATCTAGAAACGCCATGATCACACCTCGTCATAACAGATACCGCACAACCACCATGCGTGGACTTCAATAACTTCTGACTCTGGTGTATCAGCTTGACACCTACTGCATTTGACTGTTGTTTGCAATAGTGTCATTAGTCAGCCACCTTGTTTGACATGTGACGGCTGATCGCCTTACGACGTGCCATGCCCTCGCGCTTGCCTTCCTTAAAACCTTTGGCATAGCCAGCTGCGCCGCCTAATACCATGAGAAAGATTACGCCAACCAAACGACCCAAAGTCTCTGGGTCTAATAGATCAAGTACCATGAAATTCTCCCGATTTCTAGGCGGTAAGTGTTACCACCTAAACTAAGGGTGACGCATGATCAACTCGCGGTCAAGGATTGTGCGTGTTTGTCGGCGTGTCCTGTGGCTTTTGCTTGGATTTAAGTCCGTTGCCAGCCAGCACACCGCCTAACGAGCCTGTGAGAAAGATTGCTAGTGTTTTGAGTAAATCTATAAATGCAGCGTCGTTTGGTGCTTGCGCCCCGATTGGCTGTGTGACAAAGATCAGCGCGTATGTGATGCCAACGGTAACGATCAAAAACACCGCAGCTAGTGTTGCACCAATGATCAAGATGAGCTGTGCGTGTACGTCCTCTGGTGACTTGCGACGTGCTGGCTTATCACGGGTCAATGCCAAGTAGGTCGTCAGTGCATGTTCCAGTTGGGAGGCATTGCGGTTTTTGACACTCCGCTTTTGACCAATTGTCGAATTCTTGACACTCATAACGCGTCCAGCCTTGATACCCGCAAGCGGACAGGATTAGTGCAAGTGCCCAAACCAACCCTGCCGCCGCAAGTTTCTGGCTACTTCCCCAAGTTGCCAAAACTTTTGTCATTTGGATTAAGCCAGCGCAAGATCACTGGTGCAACAGCTGCAACCCCTGCCATTGCCAATGTCTTTGGGTCAGTCACACCTGCCATGTATAAGGCAAGTGCTGCTGCCATAAATGAGCGCGCCCATGAGGCTGCTACGGCTTTTGCTTGTTCCATTTTTTGCTCTCCTTTTTAACTGCGGCTGCTTTTGCAGCTGGTGCATCTACCTTTGGAAACTCGCCTTTGTATGGCACAAACTTTGGAATACCAAACCCGACGATTTCTTTGCCTTCTCCGTACGATCTGACTTTGACCATGACCATGCCACCATTGCGTTGATCGCCTGTCCCAGACGTATTGCCTTCAATGGTCAAGCATGTCTTTATGTCAATAAGTCCGACAACAATTCCAATGTGCGAAATACGATCAACACCGTCATGTGGAAAGTCCATGAAAGCCAAATAGCCAAGCTGCGGCATAGTTGACCAGCGTTGCATTTCCTTGAATTTGTGCGCACCTGCTGCTGTGCTCACCACGTTAGGTATTTTCACACCAGTCTCAGCTGCACACCACATAACAAAACTGCCGCACCACGGCAAACCATCTGCCTTTGTAAATTTGCCGTATTTGGTCAGGTTGTTGCCTTCCTCGACCGTGCCAATTTCAGCAGCTGCGACTTCGATCAACCGTGCGTTTGTGCCAT